GTGATGTACTTACCCTCTTTTTGAAACAATGACTGTCCGAAAAGTCCCGCTTTCTGAAAGTTTCCAGCGATTGAGAATGTCTTATTCTCTACAGATCGGATCTTTTCAGCCACTTTAGTCCCTGTTTCCGGATCGAAATAAGGGTAGAAGTGTTTACCATCAGCTTGAGTAACACCAAAGTACTCACAAGTCTCACGTGAGATACCTCGATCTACGATAGCCTTAACTTCCCCTACGCTTCCGCTTTGTGTCTTCATTGTAAATACCTTTGTTTTTGTCGGTTGTTGTTGAGAAGTACCGACGATTTCATCGCCCCGTGTGTACGTATTGCAGACATGGCAGTACGTGTGACCATCATCGTAGACAGATGAGCAGTCAGAGCTACCACAATGCTCACAGGAGGTGTGCCTGAGAAACTTACTTGCGACTTTTAACTGTGTCATTGTTTAACCTGTTGCAAATATCAATGTTTATCTCAAAGACTTGTAAGCCTAAGAGCTTCTTCTTTTGATGGTAGATCTCACGTTTACGAGCATTAGCCCTGTCCATAGTCTCTCGTTTGAAAGTCCTACGATTAGGTTTCTCGTACTGATAAGGCCAGCATCCTTCAATGTGTACGGATTTAATAGTCGTCATCAATCAGCTCCTGTCGTGCGCCACAGTCATCGCACTGTGCATAGTTCCAATGTGCTTGACGGTACATAGGGCCACCACATACGTCACAAGTCCATTCCTCGTCTTCATCATATTCGTGCTGTTCATTCATAGGTTCAGCCATAGGTTCCTCTTTTTTCTTACGGAAAATGTTGTCAAAGTTGTTGCGATAAGCCTCAGTATCCTCATTACGTCTTACTGAACCCTTACCACCATCGCTCATTGGTTTGCTACTCATTTTGGTCTACCTCCGCCACCACGTTTACGCCATCCTGTTGTCATAGCTTCACATCCTCCCACTTAGACAAGTCAGCAATGATGTCCGCTAGAACGCTCTCAGACAGCCCTTTGTAGGCTGTGTACCCTGCGGTGACTGCCTTCAAAGATTCAATCATCTGACAGGCTTCTAAGCCCTTTAAAGCGTACTTATGAGCCAAGACCTGCTCAGGTTTAGACAAATCATATTCCAAAATAGCTTTTCCACTCATTTTATTACTCCTTATTGTCACTTAAGTGACACCTTTATCAAAGTTAAGACAAACACAAACAAAGAGATTACCATTGTTTTTCCCCCATTGCTGCTCTAAGGTCAGACGTTACTTTATCCCATCCGTACAAGACAATCAATTCCACAAAAGCATTAATTGTTTGTACGTAATGTCGTTCTTCTTGTAACAAGACATAATCATCTTCATGTTGTGTTACCGTTGTGTCTTCATGTTTTTCCATGTGTTGTACCCCTTTGTCTTTAATGTCTTTAATGAATTCATTAATAGTAATAACAATAAGTTATATACTTTAATGTAGGTTTAATGACTTTAACGGTCATCATAGTCTTCTCTGTAGTCTACTACATAGTCTATAATGATGTCTTCAGCTTCTAGGGAAACCGTGGTGTCCGTATCGTCTTCAATCTCATCTAGATCAGCCTCAGTTATCAAGTCTTTACGATCAATGAGCTTCACAAAGGGCTTGATGTCTTCGAGACAAACTTTACATAAGTCCATGTATTGACCCGTCACAGCGTTCTTGAGTGTTGCCTGATAATCAGTTAACAATTTATTACAAGCTCTACAGTGCATTATTCCTCCTCTAGGCTACCTAGCCCTTAGTTGATTGTTTTAAGCCTCTTGTAGGCCTTTTTAAGCCTTCCTGAGGGCCTTTTCATGTTCTAACTCTTTTACTACACGCTTACACCATCGTAAAAGCCTATCTTTTTCGATAATTCCCACAGTGACGCTGTTAATTGCACCATAGTAGTAAATGCTCGCATCAGTAGTTTTACGGTTAAATTCAACATTCATGAAAGCATTTTTATGCCCGTCCCGCATTTCAATACGCATTTTAAACCCCTATCATAGGTGCATCAGGTACTTTTGCTCGTTGGAGCTTTTCGTACTCTTTGATTTGCTCAGGTGTCCACGGTTTAGGTGGAAAAGACGGGAAAGGCCAGTTATTGATTACCATAAGTCCTCCGCAATAATGTAGTCGACAATGTAGCAAACAAAAAACATGGTCATTCTGTCACCCCTAGATCATAGCTAAGATTGTCTAAAGTGTCACCAAAGTTATCCCATTCTCGCCAATAGTCTAGGTCGTCAGCGTCTACCATCATGGTCAGCATAGGTGAATACTTTTCCATTACCTTCTTGGCTTGAGACAATAGATAGATCAATTCATCCCTAGTCGATGTCAGTTCGTCAGCTAATGGATTGCCTTCACGCCATAGGCGACGTTCTAGATTTATGAATTCTGCGTTATTGAGCATGTTTAATCCTTTCTATGGCCTCTACAATAACCAATTCTTCAATTAATCGAGCGAATGTATAAAAATCAGGATCAACTAATCCAGAATCGATCCAGTATTTCTTATTGTTAGGGATATTACTATCTATGATCCGAACTAGATCAGATGCAATCCCTAAATCTAGAATATCTTGATCCGTCATTGTGTCTCCCTTCGTTCAATTTCAGCTTTAGCACGTTCTAAGCCCTTAGCACCGATAAACCCTATCCATGAGCATCTTTCAGAATGTGTAATTGTCTTACGATAGACTTCGTAACCTTTAGAGCCTAAGTCTAAAACCCAATGTTTGTTTGTCTCATAGACAATTTGAGATTCTTTAATCATGATTAGAACACCTGATACACGATAGAACCGGAAGACGTTTCACCACATACGGACGTGTTATCACAAAGATAGTCCATAACGGCTTGTTTTGCTTTACCTTCTGTTAAATCTGAAAGATCAATATCATAGTTCTGGGCTATGTCTTCGTAATGATCTTCGTTAAAATCACAACACAAAGCGATAACGTCCAATTCCAGTTCTTCGCCGGTGCTGTCTTCGTATTCCATAAGATAGTCAAACAAAGTTTCTAAGCCTTCATGACTGAAATTATCTAGACGATCAAAGGCACGGAAGGCGTCACGGAAATCGTTAAAATAGACTGTTGTTTTCATGGTGTTAATCCTTAACAAGTGATTGATTGATGGTGATTGATTATGATAACAGAGCTTTGCAGAGTGCATCAGCTTCTTTTGAGTCGATAGCGGTACGGAACGCATCTAGATACTCATTGAACTGAGGGTGATCTGGTCGCATACTGACCCCACCTGACTTACGTGTGGACTCTACAATGATGCCAGCACTGTTGGCGAGGTAGGCAGAGTAATTAGCTGATTCGTGGAGTGTTAACATGATCTGATCCTTAGATAGTGTTGATTGAGTCTATATCTTAAGCTGTTAACCAGCAGACCACAATAGCGATAAACCCTAATACTGGGATAACGATGCGGTCAATGATTTCATTGTGAAACATGATAGGTTCCTTATTTTGTTCTCGAATAAATCCAGTTTTCAGGTGTTTTTTCATGCACCAGTATAACCAGAAGCCTTAAAATTTCTGCTACTCTTGGGAGACTTTGCTCTACATAATTTGCTTGATCTAGAGCTTCTTCCATAAGTTTTAATTTTTCATGTAACGTGTTTATTTCTATTGTCATAATGTTTTCTCAGTTTGTTAGATAGAATTGCAGAAACTTTTTAGCTTTTGTCGGGCTTTTATCGTTAATGTTCAGATAAAATAGGCCATCTTCGTAGACTTCGTACACTGACTGCTCCATTGAATAAACAGCCGTGTATGTCTTACCTTCGTGTTTGAGAATCCATGGCTTAGCTTTGAATGCTAATGCGTGGGCTTGATCTAGAAGTTTATCGTAGTTCATAATGTGTTAATCCTTAACAAGTTGATGATGTTTAGACTATTGCAAACACCATGCCAGCTACTTAAATGTAACACTACAGTATTAGTATTGCTTACTTATTAAGCATTTGTTGCGTAAATACAACACTTATGACTAGAATGGTGCACTAAGTTGGTGATAATCTGCACTGATATGAATAACTTGTGTATAACTTTACACTATCTTGGTGCATATTTGCTTACACTTAACTGACTGTTGTTTTCATACCACATTTTAGTTACTAGGTGTTTACCCTATGTAGTACATATTAGGTGCTTCATTGCCCTACACTGTCTCTTTTATACAACACTTTACTGACTCATTGGTCATTAGTGAACCTGACTAGAACCTGACTTAGTACCTTTGATGTAACATTGATGGGGGGAGGGGTGGCTGTGATGTTTTACTTTGACGGGAGCCTCCTAAGTACACAAAAAAGAGTATTAAAGAAAAGACATATAGAAACTAAAAAGTCTAATGAAATCAAAGAAGTTATGGACTAAGTAAGCCTGTTGTGTAAAAGAGACAATAAAGGTGACTAAAATCTGCTCACAAGGGCCTTGCATAGAGTCGCTTGAGTCTCTAAAGTGTCCACAAGAGGTCTATGAAGATAGGAGACAAAAAAGATACAAATAAATACAAAAAAGACTTGACAAAGCTAAAAAGTACTGTACAATGATCTACGAAGTTATACAGGATGACTTTAAAGTTTCAACCAAGGTGACTAAGGTGCTCACCAAGGTGTATTAGCAATAGTGTGGTATTTATAATACTACTACTCTATAATTATAAACTTACTTTTATTTACTTTAATTAAGTTTCATTAAAGTTCATAAAACTAACTTTATAGTGTCTTTGTCAATTTATAACTGTCTATGTCCTTACTGAAAGGGTAAACATGGAAAACCAAGATGTGATGTCTAAGCCTAAAAAGGGTAGACCAAAAAAAACTGATGTTGTCGCTAAGAAAAGAGGCAACCGTGAACTAAGGGGTCGTCCTGCTGGCGACGCAGCGATCATCAATGAGTATAAAGCTCGGATGCTCAATTCACCAAAGAGTGCCAAGGTCTTGGAGTCTATTTTTGACGCTGCTTTGGATAACGACCATAAAAATCAGGCGGCAGCGTGGAAGATCATTACCGACCGTATCATACCTGTGTCGTCTTTTGAACAGGTTAAACAAGGCGGGAATACCCCAACGATTTCAATTAACATTAGTTCATTTGGTCAACCAGAAATAAAAGCAGAAGAAATTCTTGACAAAGTAGAGGTTTCTGATGTAGAATTCAAGGACATAAACTATGAAGATGAGTAATGTCCAAAGCCTGTACAAAATGTAAAGAAGTTAAACTCTTTACTGATTTTTATAAAAGTAGAAGTAATTCAGGGTATCGCAGTTGGTGTAAGCAGTGTACGCTTAACAGAGACAAAGAGCGTTATCACACAGACGAAGAATATAAATTATCCAAGACTGTCAAAGTTCGACATAAGTGGAACACAGATCCTGAGGCTTGGTCTAAACGTCAGTTAGCTGTCCGTAAGAGTCATCTTAAACGGCACTATGGCATGACTCTAGAACAGTATCAGGAGTTGTTTGATAGTCAGCAAGGATGTTGTGCTATCTGTGGTGAGCATCATACGAACGTGCCACACAGTCAGTTAATGGTAGATCACTGTCACGAGACAGGTAAAGTTAGAGAGTTGTTGTGCGATCTGTGCAACACTGCTTTAGGTAAGTTTAAAGACAAGCCAGAACTGCTAGACAAAGCAGCGGCTTATTTAAGGAAACATCGTGGCTAATTTGAACTGGTCTTTACTGCCTTGGCAGATTGAAGTATGGCAAGCAAAGCAACGATTCAAAGTTATTGTTGCTGGTCGTCGTACAGGTAAATCAAATTTATCAATTAAAAAAATTATTGCTGCTGGCCTTGAAGCTCCTACTGGTTCTGCTGTTCTCTATGTTGGCCCCACGCAAGCACAGACTAGACAAATCGCTTGGGATGCTATTCTTGAGCAAGGACGTGAGGTAATCAAATCTGCTCATGTGAACTCGATGGACGTGACTTTAGTGAATGGCGTTAAGATTCACTTACGTTCAGCTGAGAATCCAGATACACTTCGTGGCTTGAAGCTTCATTTTGTCGTTATTGATGAAGCAGCGTTTATTAAAGATGCGGATATTTGGACTAAAGTTATTCGTCCTGCTTTATCTGACTTGAAAGGTGAGGCTTGGTTTATTAGCTCTCCTTCCGGTCGTAACTGGCTTTATGATTTGTATAAGTACGCAGATGAAGGAGACGATCCTGAATGGGGGGCGTGGCATAAGACTACGTTTGATAACCCTACGATTGATCCTAAAGAAATTGAAGCAGCGGAAAAAACACTTAGTTCTTTTGCTTTTAAATCTGAGTTTTTAGCTTCCTTCGACACCGCAGGTAGCGATCTATTCAAAGAGGAATGGTTAAAGTACAAAAGTGAGCCTCCTGATGG